ACACCTGCATGATACCGATGCAATGCCAGCGCTGCTCCAGCTCGATGGTCAGAGCAGTAGCCACGAACAACAAGGAGCCCGGCGTGACGGTGCGAAAGCGGCAGTGCGCCGACTGTGGGTTCGTGTGGTTCACGGTGGAGCTGCCCGTTAGCCCGGCGGTAGTCGGCTGGGGGCGGATCGATGCGAGGGGACAAAGCAAGCCGGTGCTGCGGGTGCCGGTGGAGATCGCGGTCGGCACCGAGGCCGTGTGAAGAACTGTCACACGCTTGTGGCATGTGCCCCGCCGATGGGGCATGATTAGCGCATCGGAGGGAAACACCTCCGCCGCTTTCCGAGTCATGACCAAGCGCACTCGCCAGATCGCCTTCACTGCCAACCGCAAGGGACAGGCCATCGCTTACCGCTGGTGCCCCTACGGCCACCGTTGGTTCCGTACTGGTTATGAAGCCGCCAAGTTCGCTGTGGCTACTGGTGAAGCAATCGAAGTTCCTTATCTCAAGTGATCATGATCAACCGCATCAACAATGCCATCTGCCTTCTTGTCGTCGCTGCCGTGTTCGCAATGATCGGCATCGAGGCTGGCAATCAAGCAGGCGCTACGCACTCCGGCACGCAGTCCTACATCGAGGTGCGCAAGTGACCCCCCGCCGCTTTTACTTTACGATCAAGTCCGCCAACGTCGTCGAGTGCGTACTGGCGCACAGCCTGACCGAGGCCAAGCTGATCGCCGCCGATACATGGCTCCCTTGGTGGAATCAGATCGAATGGCTCAACCCTGAAACCGTCACCGACCCATCTATCCATGCGTGAGATTGTTCCGTTCCAATGGGTTGAGGAGTCCGTCAGCCGTCACGGCGATGGCATCAGCCGCCCACACGCCAAGACCCGCACGCGGGAATACCGCCTGCTGGTCTACAAGCCCGGCGCCATGCCGATGACTTGGATCACCCGCGCGGAGACCAAGCGTGCCGCCATCAAGTACGCCGAGGCGCGCTGGCCTGGTGCCGTGGTGGAGGTGGGGTGATGACTGATTACAAAGCAACGCCTGATCAGTGGAATCAAGTTCAGCGATGCGCCGATGTAGTTGGCAGCTCTGATTGCTCTGCAATTCTTGAACTTCGCGCCAGGGTCGAGGTGCTGGAGGATGCTGCACAGAAGCACATCATCGAAACCAGTGCCAACATCTTGGCCTTGGCGAGCCGGGTCGATGCGCTGGAGGCGGCCAAGCGCCCAGCCTCAAAGGTCTACGAGATCAATGAGCCGCTGCAATTGACGCCCGAGCAGGCGCAACAGGTCAGGGATCTGCTAGCACCCGACTCCAAGCCAACTCCTAATTTCTCCCAAATTGGGAGGTCGCTGGCGCTGGTGGAGCGGGTAAAGGCGGTGATTGAGTTGGAGGATGAAAAGCACTACTGGCCGTCCCCTGAGGCGATTGCAGCCGACGTGGTTTACGCCGACATGGCCCGCGCCGCGATCCGCGAGGTGGCGGTGTGGTTGCGGGGGCAGCATGACGGCGACCTGGTGGCAGCGACCGTGCTTGAGCGGGAGGCCGGGCAATGACTGATTACAAGCCCGTGCCATTGGACACCCTTGAGAACCGCCTGGGCAATGCTCTTGGCTTGGCCATTGCCATGATTCGCAAGCCCGAAACCATCGACAACAAAATCATGACTCAGATCGAAGCGCCATTTGGAGAGTGGTGCGACGCCCTCGTTGACGGAGGGCTGCTCGATGACTGACCTATCCCCCGCAGCACAGGCAGTGCTGGATGCTGCCAACAATGTCAATTCCTACGGTCCAGATGATTGCCTCAACGAATCTCGCTGGATTGCCGCCGCCGCCCTGCGAGCTGCTGCGGATCAGGTATTAGCCGCCCAATGGGAAGGGCGAATAGAACCCGATGCAGCACACAGCATCGGCATCAACTGGACCCGTGACGCGCTGTTCGCCATTGCCGCCGAGCTGGAGGTCGCCTGATGGATCACATCCGCGCCAAACTGGAAGCCCTGATCAGTGATTCCGGCATGTTCCACGCCGGGCAGCAAGAGGAGCGGCAGCGGTTTGCTGGCCTGCTGCGCGCTCGCCTCGATCAGCTGGTCAACATGCCCAGCCACCAGCACATCTCCGCGCGCCGCGAGGAGCTGCTGAACATCCTGCAAGCTTTGATGCAACCATGAACCGCGTCCAACTCGACCAGCAACGCGCCGACATGATGGAGGCGCTGTATCAACGCAGCGGCCGTCAGGAGTTGCCGTATGGCCATCCACTGCGTGGCACCCTCACCGGCCTGTGGGAGGAGTTTGCGCTCGACATCGCCGCAAACTTCCGTGACACGGACTACGCCACACTGCTCGACCGAGTGGTGAAGGCGATGGATGAAACCGAATCGGTGATGACGCAGAAGCAGGCGCAGCAGGCCATCGAGGTGTGCCGCCAAGTACTGATGGGGGAGAAGTGGCGGTGAAGGCGCCGACCAGCACCAGCTTCAAGCCAGGCCATGTGCCCGGTAACGCTGTATTGACGCCGCAAAACGCCATCGACATCCGCAAGCTGTACGCCAGCGGCTGGACAATCAAACAGCTGGCGGTGATTTACGGCATCACCAGCACCCACGTCTACGACATCATCACCCGCAAGAAATGGAAGAACGCAGAACAGCAGGCGACCTCGTGAACCACCCCCCGCACTATCAGGCGGGCACCATCGAGGCCATCGACTTCATTGAGTCGGTGATCAGCGATGCGCCGCACATGGTCCCGGCATATCTCCAGGGGCAGGCGCTCAAGTACATGATTCGCATGTGGCTCAAGGGCGACGCGCTCGAGGATGCCCGCAAAGCGGAGTGGTATCTGAATCGACTCATTGCCAAGATGGAGTCATGCTCGAACATCTCCGCCTGAACTGGCTAGAGCGGCAAGCTCTGCGGATCCTTTGCCGCAGCCAGCGCATTGGCCTCCTGGTGGTCAAGCGCCACGGTTCTCGGATGGTCTTCGTGGTGCGGGATCAGACCGATCCCATCGACATTACGCAGACCGATGAGCCGCTGTCGATGCAGCTCGAGCGGTTGTATCACCAGCCAAGCTATGGAGAGGATGAATGATCAGGTTGCACGCCGGCCGATTATTGCTGGTGTGCGACCGCACTGATCGGAGCTGGCACGCGCGCGTGATGCTCGGTCCAAAGGCTGAGCATCAGGTCGAGGTTGATACCGGCACTGTTCACCTGCCGGATGCGCTGCTGCGCGCTGAGGCTGTCTTCCAGGCGGCAGTGGCCAGCATCAGACCGGAGACGGCCAGCGTGATGTGCTGGGACTGCATCCAGTGGGAGATGAGCACCCAGCGTTGCGATTTGTTGCTGCCGGAGAGCAAGCGAAGTGGCGGGCGCTACGCGGTGAGTTGCGACTTCTTCCAGCGGGCATTGCCGGCGGCAGACTGATAGAGGCCGCCAGGTCGCCGTGTCAAAGCGTGAGTTCAACACGCCTATCCGTGAGCCGTGGAATGTGCTCATCCATCAATCGCTGCAGGCAATCGACCGGCATAACCGGCTCTGGTTTGACTCCGGCGATGGATGGCACCTCCAGCAGGCGCAGGTGCTGCGCGACTATGTGGCGGACCTAAAAACATGGATTCATCGTGAGGAGGCACGGCAATGTTCGGACCTGAAGTGATCAGCCGGACTGATCGAGACGGCGGCTACATCGAGGTGCTGATGCCTGTGAAGGGTGAGGTGTATTACCGAAGCTGCGTCGGTGGCGTATGCCGGTATAGCTCGGACTGGTTTCAGGCAGAGATCTACCTCAATCAGATGCTGCGGCCATGAAGATCCCGCCGGTGGTGATTTTCGGCCTCACCTGGCTAGGCGGCATGTTGCTCGCCACTATCTGGTTGACGATGTTCTGAGTGGTTGGTGATCCACTGGACGATCGCCCACTCGCCGAGCGCCGACCAGAACGGCTGAGCGCGATACCAGTCCACCCATGGCTTGTGACCTTTCTGGCTGTTGCACATCAGGCAGCAGGAGACCAAGTTCTCGCGCACGGTTAGGCCGCCGTGGACCTTAGGGATGACGTGATCGAGGGTGGGGCTACGGCCGAGGGGATCGTTGCAATAGGCGCACCTATATCCCCAGCGGAGGTGGATCTGATCACGCGCCGATCGACGGGTGACCAGCCGGGTTTCGTCAATGTGGTGCTGATCCACACAGGTCTACGGGGAGGGTGAACAGCTCGATGCCCAGCTCTAGGAGATCTTCCTCGTTGTGGACGAACTCAGCGATTTGGGAGTAAATGTCAGCCGGCAGCTCCTCGGGATCGGTTTCGGAGCGCACCAGCACCTTGGCGGTGATCTCCACGATGTACGCCCGCATGGGCGGCAGCCCCGGCTGGTTAAACGGTAGCGGGTGAGACGGGATCGGCAGATGTGACAGTTCGTTAACGTGCCCTGCATCCGGGGCACTGTGCCCTGTCGGCGGGGTACAGTTCACACATCAACGCACCGGACCAATGCTCTCCACCTTCACCGCCAAGCTGACCACCCTCGCCACCGCCGACCTGCTTGAGCTGATCCATCAACTGATCGCCGAGGAAGTGTTCAACGCCTGCTTCGATGCTGCTCTGGATGAAGCCTGCAACCGTGACCCCGACCTGGCCTTCACTATTGAGGCCATGATGGCCTGACCCCACCGGGGGCGCTTCGGCGCCCCTAACCTCCTCCCATGACCTACATCCTCCGCATCGGTCCGTGGCATATCGGACCGTTCACCACCCACATCGCTGCCACCACCTTCGCGGAGCAGCACGGCTGTGATGACTACACGATGATCCCGCTGGATGATCCTGCCGAAGCGCCTGGCATCATCCATCGGCTGCGGATGGCGCCGCTGCAGCATCCGATGGCGCGCTAGCCCTTGCTGCCCGTGACGCCGAGATCGGCGTTGTAGCGGCCTGTGGCGGCATAGCTCCGGTCTGGGCGACCGCTCACCAGCAGGAACTTCATTTGGCCGATCCGCAGGCCAGGCCAAATCGGCAGTGGATGCATCCGGCGGCCGTTCTTCAGCTCCATGGTGAGGCGGCTGCCATACCAGCCCGGATCACACCATCCGGCCTCAGCATGATCCCAGCCTTCGCGTGCGCGACTCGACTTGAGAACAAACTGCGCACCGACGTGATCGGGCAGGTTAAAGATCTCCCTGGTCTCCGCTAGGAACCACTCGCCCGGCTGAATCCAGAACGGATCCTCCTGCGTGTGGCCGGTGATGCCAAGGATCTGCAGCTCAGGATGGCCTGCCACCTCGATCATGATCCGATCGCCCAGCGTCACGTCCAAACTGGCTGGGTTCAGGTGTTCGTCGATGTACGGCGTGACCATCGCCTCCTGCTTGCACAGGCGGCAGATCTCATGATCAGGTAGGAGCATCAGGCGTAATCCCAGCGGCGGCGCTTGCCATCAGCGCGGCGGCCAAGATGGATGAAGGCCGGTGCAGCGTAGCCGAGGCTGTACGGCCAGTTCTCATCGCACCACTTCTCGACAGCTTTCATATCGGCGCCATCGATCACGAAGTCGACTGCACCAACGCCAGGTGCTGAGTAGAGGTGCTCGCTGTTGGTGGCACCGCCCACCGACGCATTGATCGCTGCCGGCCTATAGCCGCTGGTGAGGATGATGCTCTTGCCGCCAAACCGTTGCCGCACCCGTTCGAGGAACGCCGCCAGCTCCGCTGCAGTGTTTACCTGATACTGATGCCGGAATCGCCGCGCCTCCTGATCGAGCGCGAACTCACCCAGGCGGATGTGCGGGGTGATCCGTGCGCTGAACGATGAGTCGGGCGTCAGCCTGGCAGGTTCCTGTTGCACCTTCGGCCGATGGTCACCCCACAGCTCGCCTTCTGCTTTGCGGCGGCGAAGCAGGCCTGCCTCGACATTGCTGCCAGGGTTCCTGTACAACTCCATGGCCTTCGGCACTTGATCCCATGCCTGCTCGCGCAGCACCTTGCTGATCGTCTCGAATCCGGGTGTGCCGTAGAAGCCAGCACCGAGGTTGTAGGCGAAGCTCACCAGCGCCGATCGCTGGTTGTCGTCCATCACCTTCCAGTGCGGAATGGTGCTGGCCAACTTGTCGGCGATGCGATCCACCTCAAGCCGCAGCATCATGTCAGCCTCGATCATGGTGATCTTGTCGCCACGCTTTACCGGCACACCACCGCTATAGCGGGTGGTGCCATAGCCGATCGTCCATGGATCGCCACCGCTGAGCGGATCCGGGTAGGCGGAGAGATGCACACCCTCGAACTGCTTGATCAGGTTGATGCCAGCCGATAGATCGACCTGCTTGCCATCTTGCGACCAAGCCTCGAACCACGGCCGATCACGCCGCATCGCCTGCTGGTAGCCATTGGCCGCAAGGTCCTGCTCGAGCAAGCTGATCGCCGCGGCCTGATGGGGGAGTCCCTTGTAGTACCGGAACAAAGCCTGCAGTGTGATCGGCGCCGTGTTGGCCATAATCAGCGGCGCTTAGGGAACAGAACACGCAGCGCTTGAAGGAGGAGCTGGATCCAGCTATTGGACTTCAGCGGGGAGACAGCGATGATCTCGGAGCCAGCGGCCACGATGATCGCGATGATCGCAATGGTTTCAGGGGACATAACAGCAGTGCCTGAATCCCTAAGTTACTGCTGAAGCTCCAGTGCGCGCACGCGCTTATCTAGGTCGGACAGTTCGTTGCGTGCGTCGATCTTTAGCTCTTCGATCGATTTGGCCATCTGCACCACAGTGGCCTCAATCCGTGCGGACTGGATCTGCATTGAGATCAGCAGACCACCGATGGCGATCATGCCAGTAGCCAAGACGGTGGGCAGCGAGGCGGAGAAGACGCCACCTACGCTCTGTGGTTCTTCAGCCATCGCTGTGGCGACTTCCATCCCATGCATCGTAGCGATCGAATGGGTCCGGCCTTCCCTGCAGGATGACCACCGCACGGCGATAGTAATGATTGTCCGTCTTCCCGACACGCTCGAGGTGGTCGCGAATCTTGCGCCAGTTTTCGAGCGTATCGCGATCCATTAGCGGCCTTGCCCCCGCAGTGGCTTGCGGCCGCGGCGCCGTGGGCGGGACTGCTGTCCATACCCTTGGCGTGTGGTCTTTGGTGGACCGGGCTGGTGGTCGATCCGAGCGGTGCCGGTCTTCGACTTCACTGCCATGGCACACCAGCGGCCTGCGTCGGATGCCGCTGTTCATCAAGCTGGTGCTGCAGGGCGCCCTCGATCTCGGTCACCTTCTCAGCGCCGAAGTTGTCCTTCACCCAGCCGATCACCATCTCCTCGGTGAGATCCGCAAAAGGGATCAGTTTGTCGGGGCGCTCAAAGCCGACGGACCCATAGGCCGAGCTGGCGTAGGTGCCGTCTTCAGCCGAGAGCGTCCAGTGTGCCGTCAGAACGAATCCATCGGCGGTCTCTCTTTCGAGGTTGGCGATCCGCCAAGTGAAGGTGGTGCTAGGGGTAGCGCTGGGCATGGTGATGCGAGCCGTGGGTGAAGTTTAGGTGAGATGGCAAGTGAAGGCACTGCCGGATCTGCGCCTTGCGCTGTTCAATGCGCTCCCGGCGCTCAGGATCGAAGTCCTTAGTGAGTTCGGAGAAGGGGCGCGTCATCTTGCCAAGGTGAGATGTGAGTAGGACTTATGGCTCTAGAGCGGTAACACGAGCCTTCAGGCTTTCGATCTCAGCTAAAGCTTCCTGCAGCGCAGCGGTCAGCAGCGGCACCAGCTTGGACTGGTCGATGCCTTGGTAGACGGGGTTGCCGTCAGCATCTATTTGATCTTTGGCTCCAGTAACTGCTTCAGGGACAATGTCCTGGACTTCATGAGCAATAAAACCATCAACAGTTTGCTCTGGAAATTCGACAAAGTTAAATCTGCTTGGTTTTAGGCTTGATACTTTGTCCGCAGCATTGCTAATCGGTGCAATATTTTCTTTTAAGCGGTAATCGGAAACAGAGCCATAGGTGGTGGTGGCACCAGAGATAGAAATGTAACCACGTTGAGATGTGCCTGAATAAAGAGCAACAACTTCTCCATCATTGCTTCTTCCGAAGTAACAAGTAGTCGCTGCAGTGCGGTGCGCGCTAATAGAACCACTGGTGCCAAAGCCCACTCCTGTAGTGGATGTACCAACTCCTGGAAAACTTGTAGCACCAATGAGTACCAGCCCGCCACTGGTAATCCTCATTTGCTCCGTGGGAGAAGACGCTCCATCGGCGGTAGTGGAGAACACTAACCTCGTCGGCTGGCTAGATCCAGATGTCCATGTTCCACCGTCTCGGTAACTTTCAATGCTTGCTGCTGTTATATGTCCGCTATCGGTAAAACGAACTTCCCCTAATGCAGAACCATTGGCGGGAGAAGACTCACCACGAGAGAGCTTAAGAATTCCCTGCCCTGTTGTACCGATAGAGCTATTTCCTTGAGCCTGAATTGTGCAAGCCTGAGTAGTCGAAGACGTGCCAACTAAGAGCCTGCCGGAGCTGTCGATGCGGGCGCGTTCTGTGCCTCCATTAGTGCGAAATATGTGGCCATCACCGATCCCTGCGTCATAAACAACATTTCCGGATGCGTCGATAGAAAAATCACCTTCACTTGCTCCGGAGATTCGAAGTGCGCCAGTGGAACCAACGGCAACTTCTAATATTTTGCTAGGCGTCTGAGTGCCAATCCCTACTCTCCCTTCCGAAGTAATCCGAAGTCGTTCAACCGGAGTGCTAACAACGCTGCCATCTTGAGTAGCAAATGCTAAGTATGCGTCTGGAGTCGTATCCGCAGCAAATGCGCCAATGTACGCCTTAACACCGGCTCCGGGAGTAGAAGCGTCGCTTGAATAAAATTCAATCTTGCCTATTTGTTGATTTGCTTCAGTGCTTACATCTGTATCCGTAAAACGAAGCGTGTTGTTCTCAGTTACCGCATCATTGCTGCCAGCAATTTCTAGTTTTGTGTTAACGCTACTAGTCCCCAGACCTACCCGCCCACTGGAGTCAACAAATACGCGACCAGATCCGCCGGTCGTGATTGCAAACTGGTCAGCGCCGGGACTGTAGATGCCGGTGTTGGTGTCGCCGGTGAAGTAGATGGCCGGGCTGGCTGCACTGCCCAGCGGGATGCCAACGCCGGTAGAGATCGTTGCGGTCGGGATCGTGACGGTGCCGGTGAAGGTCGGGCTGGCAAGCGCCGCGAGGCCGAGGTTGGCAGCCGTCAGATCGCCAACTGTGATGAAGGAGCTGTTGGCACCATTGCGCAGCTTCAGCAGGTTGGTGCTGGTGTCCGCCCACCACTGATAGGCATAGGTGGTCGATGGAGCACTCGCACCGCTGTTGTTGGTAACGATTGCTGCGAGGCCATTGTTGATATCGGAACGGACGGCAGCGCCAGTACCGTTAGCGATCACATAGTCGTGCTGAGCCATCAGACTTTCAGGCAATGCCTAGATTCTTGCAGGATTTAGGCCGCCTTGCCATATCCGACAGCGGACCATGCGAAGTTCCTGTCGACTGCGGTGTCAGCGCTGTTTCTGAATGTGACCGTGAAGCCGGTGCCGCTGACGCCAGTCACCACGAAGTAGTCGCCGGTGGCCATGTTCTGAGCAGTTATGCCTACGCTCGGCAGGCTGCTGTTGACGCCGCCCAGCGCAGCGGTGCCAGTGAAGAACGGCTTGTCGAACGTGACCGTCTTGGCACCAGCCCCGCTCGCGATGCTGCCCACGCTCTGCTCCTGCCGCCGCTGGAAGGTGGCCTCGTAGCCCAGCTCATCGATCAGGATGTTCTGAGCGATGTCGTTGCTAGTTAGCTCGCTCTTGAACTGGAAGCCGCGCCCCTTGAAGGTTCCGTTCACGAACTCCTGCCAACTCGACCATGTGGGCGTACCGCTGGGGTCGTCGCTGGTGCTGCGCAGGTAGAGCTTGGCATTGACGCCAGCCGCTGCAGTGCCATCCCAGTCATCCCAGCTATCAACCTCTCCGGTGCGGCTATCGATCAGATCCGATGGGAAGTAGGCACGAGTGACGAAGAACCGCTTCAGGTCAAGGCTGTAGGCAGAACCAAGGTCAAGCGTGCTGTTGAACTGATAGGTGCCGCTGCTGGCCACATCGCCAAGAATGTCGAACGATGTGATCGCATCGAAGTCGGTGATGCTGTCGATCGTGCCTGTGCCATCCAGCGTCAGAGCGTCATACTCCTCGCTGTAGAACACCGTGGTCTTGCTGCCTTGGAATGGCGGCACATCGGCATCTTCGCGGCGTGACTGCACCAGCAGATTGCCCAGCGTGTCGGGCAGGTCCACGATCACGCTGGTCTCGGTTGCTGACTGGCGGCCGCCATCATCCTCGAACTTGACCAACACCTCGCCTTCCACCAGCGGGATGATCGCCTCGGTGGCACTACCGGCCTTGGCCTCCACCAAGTCGACGCTGTTCGCCCAGGTGGCGGTGCCATCGATCAGGTTGCTGTGGCGGATGTGGACCCGACCACCGATCTTCACGTCGAGATCAACGGTCGGATTCCACCGCAGGCGGCCGGAGTTGGCGCTGATCGCCTCGAAGGTGAGGTTCTGCACATTGCCCGGCACTGCCGTCTTGCCGACCGCTGCGAAGCTCAGCGATGCAGGCGAGATGCTGGGCGCCCGCGCACCGTTGAGGCTATAGACCCGGATCTCGTAGGTCTGCGCAGTGGTGTCGAGGACCTCGTAATCAGTGCGCGGCACACTGACCGTTGTCCAGTTGCCATCCACCGGACGCCATTGCACTCGATACTCAGAGACACCGACCACTGCGCTCCAGCTCACGATGAGCTTCACGCGCACCTGACCGTTGCTTTCGTAGATCGTCTCCGATGCCGATAGGTTGGTCGGTGCAGGGCGTGGCTCATTGAGCTGCGTGATGTCGCGGGTTTCCAGCTTGAAGCCGCGCTCGACGTAGTTGTATTTGCTGGCGTTGTACGCGATCGCGGTGACTTCGTACTGAACGCGATCGATCTCGCTGATCGTCAGCACGCGCCAAGTGCTGGTCTCGACGTTGCTGTTGCTCAGCACCCAGATGCTGTTTGCGTTCGGTGCAGTGCTGAAGGCGGAGGAGACGGTGATGTTCGCGCCAGCGATGCTGCTGATCGCCTTGGTCTCGACGGTGCCATCAGGCAGGATCACCGATAGGGTCGCGCTGCCGGTGGTGACCAAATCGGTTTCGGCGGTGTCGTCGACCGTGATCACGGTGGTGGTGGCTGCTGCGATCCGGCCACCGCGGCGCACGCCAGACTTCACCGGATCAGCGATCTCGATCACTTGGCCTGGCCGCACCAGCACACCGGCATCCACGGAAGTCTTGAAGGAGACCACCTCGGTTTCGTACTGCTCGGTATAGAGCAGCCACTCACCGAGGCGGGCAGCTTGGCCGCGACTGGTGCAGGCAAAGGCTTTGATGTTGGTGGTGATCACGCCATACTTCGCGATGGCTTCCTTGTCCTCCACCACCTCGTAGGCAATGTCCTGCGTCTCGAGATCGAGGTAGCTGATGATCGCGACCGTGTGCCTGGTCTTCAGGTCCGAGCCGGTGTAGGTGAAGCCATCAGCACTGACATTGGCCAGCGTGAATAGGTAGCTGGCATCGGTCGGCTTGTCCTGGCTGATGGTCAGGCTGCCGGTGCTCCAGTACGGCATCACCCGCATCACGGAACACAGATCGTTGATCAGTTTGTAAGCCTCCTCCTGGTTCTGGATCAGGGCATTGCAGGAGAAGCGTGGCTCGGTGCCACCGAAGCCATCGTCGACGCTGCTGGATGCGTACTGGCTGGCGGAATAAAATGCGAACTTATCAAGCTGGCTGGCGGTGATGTGATCGCCCAGTCCCCAGCGGGTGTTCGTGAGCAGCGCGTAGAGGATCCAAGCTGGATCTGAAGTCCAAACCGCAGCGCCGAAGGTGCCATCCCATGCGCCGGCGTAGCTGATGGCGCCGGTGGTCTGATCCACAGTCCCGTTGCTCGGGATCTGCACCTTCATCCCGCGGACGCGATAGGTGCGGCTAGGGATGCTGCTGAACTGCTCAGCATCCAAGCGCATCGCGACCAGGGCGCTGTTGGGATATTTCAGTTTCTGCTCAGTGATCTCGGTGTAGCTCGACCAGTAGAAGTCGTTGAGCAGGTTTGTGTCGAGGCTGTCGGCCGTGATGCGCACCACCCGCACATCAATCGGGAACGCCCCGGTGAAGCTCACCTTGTAGTCCTTCTGATATTGATCTGCAGATCGGCCTGCGATCGTGTCGTCGATCACGGTGGTGTAACCGCCACCGTTGTATTGCACTCGGATCTGCAGGTTGATGCTGGTGCCCTTTACATCACCCTCATCGGTGTATTGCTCAAGCCGCGGCACCGTGATGGTGACTCGAACAGCGTCGACCGTAGTGTCGGTGATGGTGCGCGTGATCGGTGTGGCCTGCTCGACCTTCACCTGAACACTGCTTTCTCGCTCAATATCGGAGAAGCCGGGGATGTAGGTCTGCGCCTGTGTGCCGTAGCGAGCCTGCAGCGTGACGTTCTGGAAGTTGTAGTCGGCAGATTGCGGATTGGTCGCATCAGCACCCTGCCGCAGGATCTGCGTGCCGTTCAGGAATACATCCTTAAGCAATGCCCGGTTGTAGTCATCAGTGCCGCGCGTATAGGCTGCGGCCGACGGGAAGCCTTCGATCTCGCCTTCGCTCAGCAGGTCGACGAACGTCGCATATTGCTTCGAGGCCAGCGTGTCGGGATCACGAACTGGTGTCCGAGTTGGTGCGACAACGGTCTGCTGGACGACGGTTGTACCACCGCCGCCACCGCCACCACCGCCTGCACCACGGATCAGTTCGCTCATGCTTCTATCTGCACGGTGTCGATGCCGGCCGAGATCACCACGGAGCCGCAGATCACCTCACCGAACGCTAGGGGCAGCGGCACCCCAGCTCGGCTGGTGTTCTGAATCCCGCTGAAGCTATAGGACTTCTGCGGATCCATCTCGGTGTTGGTGGTGCCCTGCGATCCGCTGTAGGTGCCAGAGCTGGCCAGCGTTGGCGTTGGCGTCAATGCCTGCGAGATGCCGCCCAGGATCAGAGCACCACCGAGCAGACCGATCTTGGTGACGGTGGCACCAGCAAGGCCAAGGCCAAGGCCAGGGATGAAGATCGCTGCAGCGACCAAAGCAACGCCAGCAAGGATCTGCCCCACGCCACCACCAGCACCGCCGATCACCGGAATGATCTTGATCGCATTGCTGCCAGCAGGTCCGTGCAGCTCCTCCATTCCTGCGGCATGATCGCCGACCATCACGCGGTAGTGCCGCCCGTCTTGGCACATGTGCCGCTCGACCTGCGGATAGTTGGCCAGCAGGAATCGGATCGCTTCTGCTGCACTATCAACGGCCGCCATGAACTTGTGCCGTCCGAGGAACTTGGCTAGCTGCCCATACACTCGGATCTCGCGCAGCATGGCAACCTCAACCTTCGGTCAGTTTATCGGTGTCGCGATGGCGGAGTCTACGGCCAGTGCAATTTTGCAGCCAACCACCGTACAGATCACGGCTCGAGAGGCGACCGCGGAGATGGTGCAGCACCAACTGATCACCGATATACACACCGCAGTGGTTGAGGCCACGGCCTTCGATGTTCATCAGCAGGCCATCGCCAAATTGCAACGGCTCCTCCTCCGGCAGTTGATAGAAGCCAGCATCCTTCCAGAAACCATCAAATAGCGGCTGCACCTCGAAGTCCGCATGGGTGGCCGGGCGATCCCAATCCGGCAGATCGATGCCGTGCTCGCCATACCAGTCACGCACCAGCGTCCAGCAGTCGCTCACATCCCACACCCAGCTCCGACCAATCAGTGGTGCCTTGTAGCCAGTGGGATGCGTTTCAGACCAGGCTTCGGTCTTCGGGTTGACGATGTACCACGGCAAGCCGGTGGCCTCGATGCTGATCAGGTCCGGCTGGCTGGGCGCCGGCGGTGTGACCGGATGGCTATGGAAGATGGCCACCACCTCGCCAGCATCCTCAGCAGCGGCGTAGTCCTCAGGAGAGAGGACAAATTGTGTGCCGTCTTGATCCAGATTGCTGCAAGGCCAATACCGACGACGGCCTTTGATAACGACCACCAAGCCGCAAGCCTCACGCGGATCTTCCTGCTTGGCGTGTTTGAGCGCGTCAGTTTTCCAGCTCATACGGTGTAGGCGCCAATGCCAGGGAAGCTGCCATAGGGCAGCTCAGAGGTTGCCCCGAAACGCAACTTACAACTGGTTAGGCGCTTGCCGCACACATCATTATCCAAACCGCTTACAGGTTCGTCGTTGACGCTGAAGTAGTTGCTGCCGGTGTAGCCGCACTCGGTCGAGCGGTAGACCCATTGGCAGATGTTCGCGATGCACTGCCGCTTCGGTGCCCGCACACCTACCAAGTCGAACGCCGCGGCCAGCTCGAACTCCACTATCTGCCGGCTCTCGGATGATTTGCGCGCGATCTTGTAGACCTCCCGCGGGAACTCAGCAGTCGGATCCGGTGTGCCGTAGGGGTTGGTGCCGCCGGTGAAGTTAGCGCCATCGATGTAGCGCGCCATCGTGCGGATCCTGGTCAGCGTTGCTCCGGTCAGATCGTTGCCGGCGGTGGTTGCATTGACTGTCGCGAGGATCGTCGTGATGCTGCCGAGGATATTGCTCACCTTGATCTTCGGCCGCGGCAAGCTGCCCGTGCCGGTGTACTCAAATCCCTCAGCCTCGACCGGGAACCGCTGATAGCTATTGCTGTTCCAGACCAGTTCACCGTTGGCGTTCATATTGCTGCCGGCGTGGAAGCGGTACACCGTGTTGCTGCCATGCAGAGCGGTGACAAGCTGCAGCTCAAATAGCTCGATGATGCTGCTCGGCGCGATCTTCTGTAGCTCTGAGACGGGTATTGCCATGGCTACGGCTCATACACCTCGATGAAGGTGGCAGTGATGTTGTTGAAGTTGCAGGAGCGCAGCGTGGTCTGCCACTCCCTGCAGATGTATTTCCCGGCACTGCCGCGAGGTGGTGTCCAATCAAAGCTCTCAACGCCAGCTCGGGCATCCAAGAAGGCCGTGATGTTGTCGCGCTCGGTGTCGGTGCGGTTCAGGAAGTTGAGCTGCCACTCCTTGCCATTGCGGTGCAGGCCGAAACCGACGCGATGCTGGTAGCCATCACCTGCCTCGAAGGTGACCACCCGTGGCTTGCTGATCTCAGTGGCCTCGAAACTGGGCGTGTAGGAGAAGGTGGCCATTAGTTGAGCAAGCCTCCTGGGCGCTTCTGGATCACGATCTCATTCTTGACGGCTTCGCTAATTGCCCGGCCGAACTCGGCGCCTTTGGCGTTATCACCTTGCACGCTGGTGCCGCTGGCGTCAACATTTACCACCACGCTGACAGCACCGCCACCGTTGGTGGCCTGTACTCCAAGCCGGCCATCACGGCCGCGGCGCAACGGCATGATTGCCTCAGGTCCGGCCTCGCCCATCAGGCCGATGCCATTGGCGAAGGGGAACATCGTCGGCTTATCGACGATGCCGCCACGGGCGAACTTCTGGATGCCGTTCTGGGCGAAGACGTTGCCCATGGCGCTCGGCTTGATATTGAAAATATCCATCACGCCACCCACCAATGGCTTGATGATGGCCTGCCGGATCGCGATGCGAGCAATGTCAGCGATGATGCTGTTGGCCAAATCTGCGAAGTTTGCTTTGCCGGTGGTGACAAAAGTGGTCAGCTGATCCTCAAGGCCTTGGAAGGTATTGACGACGGCATCCCCAACTTGAGCGCCGAAGTTGCTGATCGATTCATAGTAGGCCTTGATCTTCTCATTAAAGTTCGCGCCAAAGCTATCCTCCTGCTCCTTTTGTTTCTTGTTGGCATCATCAAGTGCAGCAGCACGATCACGAAGCAGGCGGATGTGCTCAGCTAGCGCGGGGTTCGTAGCAGCTAAGATGTCAAGCTGCAACAGGTTGATCTGAGCGTTCAGCTTCTCAACTTCAGTCAATACCTTCTTATCGTTTTGCACCTCGCGAATCTTTGCGTCATAGTCATCAAGAGATGGCAGCAGATCTTTGAGGCCTTGCGTTAGCTGCTGATTTGCTAGCTCTGTATTTGCTTTGGAAAGTTGATTGATCAATGTTTCGAGCGGCTTCACGTTCATCTCGCCGCCAGCCGCTCTGATGTCACGGAACAACTTGACGACCTGCTGCGTCAGATCATCAACGGTTCGATCGTTCTCACGAATGGCTTCAGTACGATCGGCCAGCAGTTTCTCCACTGGCGTGCCGCCAACATTGGCGAACGCCGCGTTGGCATCCTCTACCTTTCGACGCAGGCTTTCCTGCAGATCCACCAGCTGCTGCGTCAATGTGTTGCGACGTTGCTGCAGTCTCTCGGCTTCGTTTGCAGCACGCTTAGCCTCCGCAGCGGCTCGCGCATCCGCCCCGCTCATGTCCAGTGCTGTCCGCCCAGTGCGGCGCCCGGTGCCTGGGGATGGGGCATCCGTGAACAACCGCTGGAATTGACCCATGTTGGCTTGGAAGCGCTTCATGAAGTCAGCGCCAAAGCGGTCGGCCTCAGCCTGCGCACCAGCAAAGTCGCCCTTGAATGCCAGCGCAGCTCGTTTTGCAAAGGAACCGATCAACCGAACAGCTTCATCGACGAGCTTGACCATGCCAAGCAGCACAGCCGCCACGCTGCGAATGCCGAGCTTGATGACATTGAACAGATCAGTCCAGTCCGTCTTGCTGTCAAACAACTCGCCGAACACTTCGATGATTGACTGCAGAGCGGGGAGCAGCGCGTCGGTCAACTCCATCCCGAAGCCTTGAGTCTTGATCCCAAACTCGGTCAGCGTGTCATTGAACAGATCAGATCGAGCGGCGAAGTCGTCGGAGATCTTGTAGGTGAACTTCTCCATGCTGGCCGCGCCTTCATTCAGCAGCGGAATCAGCTCAGCACCGGACTTGCCAAACAGAGCCACGGCAAGCTGTGCCTTCTTCGCCCCATCGGGCATATCGGCAAACTTATCCGCGATCTGCTTGAGCGCTTTATCGGTTGGGATCAGTTGACCGTTGGCGTCCTTGGCTGTGACTCCTAACTGCTTGAGGAGGCGCTGCATGTCGTCGTTGCCCTCCGCTGCCTTCACCAGGTTCAAGTTCAGCTTGTTGATGCCCTTGCCCAAGCTGCCCATATCAACATCGGCCAGCTTTGCGGCATTGCCGATCCCGGTCAGCGCGACAGCGGCGATGCCAGTCTTAGCTTGAAGGTTGAACAGCTCATCGCCGGCGTCGATAGATTTCTTCACAATTGCCGAGAGGCCGCCAACGATTGCACTCCCAGCGATAGCTGCACCAAAGCCAGCGACGGCACCCTTCAGACCATTAAATGACATGGCGGCGTTCTTGGCCTGCCCCTGCAATCCCTGCATGGAATTGCCAAGCCGTCGAATATTGTTTTCGCCTTGAACGTCTGCCTTGATCCGCAGCATGGCATCCATGTTCATCGCCATGGCTATGCCCCCTGTTTGTTGATCACCGACATTGCTGCGGCCTCCATCACCTGAAGATCCTCCAGCAGCGCACGCGGTTCCTCTACGTCGTACAGCTTAAACAACCAACGCACCGCTGCATAGTCCAATCCGATCACCCCGCTCATCGTGGTGCGCCATTGCGTCTGAACTCGCAGGAACATCTCGACCACTGGCCAGTTCTCCGGCCAAATTCCGAAGTCTTCATCCGGTGGTGGTGGGAGGTCTTGCAGCTCAAGACCAAAGGCCGCGGCATCGTCGGCGGTTTCGTCTACAACGCCACCGCCCGCCCAATGCTCAGCGGCCTCTGTCAGTTTTTTCGCTTTGCCCCTTTGATGCTGTCCATGTAAGCCTTCAACACAGCGATGGCGAGGAACGGCACTTCGAGCAATTCATCCAACGCTTTCTGGCTGAAGGGGATCTCCTTGCCATGATCGTCGTTGATGCCAGACCAACCCACCAACACATCGCGGGCGATGTCGGTGATTTGATCCAGGTCGCCCAGGTCTTCGAGCTTCTGCAACTCGGCGACCATTGGACCGATTTTGCTTTGCGGCAGGCGCTTGAACTCACCATCAAAGGTCTGGCGCTCGTGGCGGCCACCATCGATCGGGAGATCAAAGGCGACCGGCCACGAGTAAGTGCCGGACTGCTTAAGTACGAAAGCCAAGATCAGGTGTAAACGAGACTGAACTCATCATTGCCCGAACTGGTCGGAACCGCAATAAACGGCATGTTCAGCATCTGCACGCCATCCTGATCCGAGTAGGTCAGGTTACCCAGGTCGGACTGAGCAGTGGTCACCGTGGCGATGTTGCCGCCGGTGGTGCCGTGCTGGAAGGTGATGCTGCCGGTGCTGCTGCCGGTAGCGATCGTGAAGAAGTCCTTGGCCGTGATGGTCGGAGCTTCGATCACGATGGTGCCGCTGGGCGCCCGGTTGGTGATCATGATCTCCTTCGCGCAGCCGACCAGCTCGCGATAGATCACGTCGTTGGCCATGCTGAAGTTGTAGCTTTGCAGGCAGCCGCTGTAGGAGAAGGCGGTGAAGTTGGTGGTGTTGCCCTGCTTGAAGATCAGCGGGGTGGCTTGGTTGGCGTAGGTCGGGGTGGGCAGCGTCTCATCGGTCGGGGCGTTGTAGATGCCCGTCATGGTGAAGCTGATCACGGGCACCTGGCCAACCTCCCCGGAAATCTCAAAACTTCCGCGGCAACCGGTCAGTTTGTGGCGGATGCCATCCTCGTGGTAGTGGATGGTGCAGCTCTCGAAGCCAGTGCTCTCGGGCGCGTAGGTGGCGCTGGTGCTGGTCACCAACGTCTCAGACAGGCCGCAGCTACGCAGCACCGGACCATAGGCAGGAGCGGTGCCAGCGGTGCCAGAACCAGCCAGCTCCACCTCGAAGGTCACCTCGACCCTGGTCTGCGCCAGCAGTTGATCGGCTTGCCCCATGTAAGGACGCACCAGGTCGCGGTTCACGGTCTCAGCGACCAGCGGCTGGATCTCGAGGTTGCGCACCAAGATCGCATTGCTCGAGCCGGTCGGGCTGGAGTCAGTGGCGTAGGTGCTCTCAATCTTCGCCAGGATCAGGCGCCGGCGCGTCAGAACTGATGCCATCGGTGGCTACCTCAGGTTGTGGATGGGGAGCCGGCTGAGTTCGCTCGATGAGCTTTCGCTTGCCGGTTTTCTTGTCGACCAGATAGCTGCCGCCCTGGCCTTTGTGTTCGTCCATCATCGTAGCTACTACGGACTCTGCGCCAAATTAGCGACCTGAGTCCGATACTTCACCACAAAGTCGCAGGAGATCACACCAGATGGCTGGTCTGCCTCCTGCATATCAAAGCTCACGCCAGTCGGTTGCACGTCGTAGGCATGGCCTCCAACCGTTAGATCTGCCATCACTTTCGCGTGCAAACTCTCCACGATCGGATCAGCGACCTGGTCTGGGATGTTGCCTCGCACGATCACCGCGATCCGCACGGTGAGCGTCCAGTCCAGCGTTGGTGTGCTCGTCAACTGCACGCACACATCGTTGATCGGCTCGACCACGATCGCCGGTAGCTCGCCCCTAGCCAGCGGCTCCACCCTGCTGCGGTAGATCCTGCTACTAACGCCAGTGGTGCCCGTCAGCGCCGTGCGGATACCAGCCAGGATCGACTCGCGCTTCGTTGTCATGCCGATGCCACCTGCACCACTGTGCAAATGATGCCCGGAATCCCCGGATGCGCGAACGGACTGGTCGCCGCGGCCTCGGCGTGGATGTATGCAGCAGCGTTGCTAGTCACCCAGATCAGCTCGATGTAGTCCGCCGCCGCCAGCTTGAGGATGAAGTTCACCGTCCCGATCACGTTGCCCTCAACTCCGCCGTGGCTGGAGATGATGCTGAACTTGCTATCGCTGTCAATCACGTCGCCACTTGCGCCGCTGTCGTTCTTGCGGAGCCACACGTTGATGTCGTGGATCTGCGCGTCGGAATTGCTGAATTGAATCGAGAACGTGAAGCTGTAGATCCCCGGATGGTCAACCGTGATCCGGCTATTGGAGATCACATTGATGCCACGGTTGTCTAAGTCGTTCTTGCGCAGCAGGATCGTCGTCGGCGTATTAGCTGTGGCGGTCTGCGACGTTGTATCCCAGAACGAACCCCAGTTCGCAGGACTGCTGAAATACGGCAGCGTGTTCCACGCTGTCCTGCCGTCACCGATCTTCAGGTTGCCGGTCTGACTTTCAAAACCAGGCTCTCCTGCCATCAGCACAGGATTCTGCGCTGCCCACTGGCTTCGTGTGTTGACCTTGAAGGGACCGCTCATGTCTTCTGTATCCCGAGCTGAACGAACTTGCCGTCGTCAATCAACATCGTCTCGCGGACGGTGTAAGCAGTCCCATCCACAGTGATCGAGTCGCCGCGGATGAGACTGCCGAATGCGGAGGTTCTGGCGGTCAGCGTGTAGTCGGTGGTGAGCACCATCCCATCGCTGATCACCTGGCTGGGCATATCCAGGATCCCGTTGGCGGTAGTGGCGCCAGCCGTGCAGCTGACGCCAAAGTCCGCCAGGAAGATGTCCAGATCCTCCGTGATCGCCATGATCAGACGTACTTCGCAGAAGCAAGACCGATCACAGCAACGGCACCAGTACCAGAGCCGCCTGCAACGGTCACGGAGACCTTCACAAAGCGCTTGATGTCGGTGACGTTCACAAACAGTTTCTGCAGCGAAGCAGTGTTTGCGGTGGTGGTGGTGAAGCCGCCACCAGTCACGTCGGTGTAGGAACCGCCGGAGGTGTCGGAATGGGTCAGCTTGACGGCATAGGTGATACCAGCACCGCCGGCTTCGGCGTCCAGCAGCACAGCAATGTCGCCTTCGTAGCCCTGCAGATCAACGGCAGAGCTGGTCGTGGTAGCAGCCACAACGTCGTTGCGGAGCAGACCCAGGACCGTGGTCTTAGAGCCAAGGTTGTGGATGGTCATGATTTAGCCCTCCGTCGAGGGGTAGATGGTTTAGGTGCTGGTTGAGCAATTTCCTCAACCAAGTCGGCCACCTTGTCGGCGACCGCAACAGCTTTACCAATACCGATCAGGAACTTGGCATCCGAGGGGGAAGCCTCATGGACTTCCCCAAGACGGATCACCTGGCCTGCCAGCATTGTTTGCCGTAGGACCTTGATCAACATGATCAGAGGGTGTCGTTGCCGCGGCTGAAGGACTCGGCGTGACGGATCGCGATGTCGCAATCTTGCATGGCAACCACACGCACAGTTCCGGAGGTGCTGTGGGTGTAGGGGTCCACCATCAGGTCGAGGCCAGAGAAGTAGCCGATGATCAGGTCGGCGAAGTTGCCGAACCACAGATCGCCAGAAGCCACTTGGTTGGACAGCACACCGCGGTAGCCGTTCACCTCGCCGTTTTCCATGATGAAGATGCCGGAGCCGGCGTCCTTCTTCGTGGTCTTGAGGTTGCCGCGCATAGCAGCGTTCATCAGGTACACAGGCGTACCGAGCAGAGCGTTGGCAGTAGCCACGTCGCTCTCCAGATCCACCACTTCAGCGAAGGTAGGAGCAGCAGCGGCGAAGTCGACAGTGCCGATGCCGGTGGTGTTCTTCAGACCCAGAGGCTCGCTGTTGGAGCCGGTGCCATACAGGCCGGCGGCGTCGATCTTGAGAGCGATCACGCTGGCCAGGTCGCTGCGCACCATGTTCTCCACGTCGATGGAGGACTGGATCATCAGGCGACGGCTGAAGTCGGTATAGGCAGCCACGGTGCGGGGCACCAGGCTCACTTGGTCGACGGTCTGCTGGGACTCGGTGGGAGAACCGGACTCGGCCACCCAGTAAGCGGTAGCAGCGCCGGACTGGCGGGGGATCGCAACGTTGCCGGTCAGGCCGGTCAGCACGGTGGCGCCAGCTTGATCCAGGGCGGAAGCGTTACGGAGCAGGTCGATGAACGAACCGGCATCCAGCTCGGTAGCAACCAGGTTGCCGCCGGCGGAAGCGGTGCCGACGTTCAGGTCACGGCGCAACACATCCTGGGGGATGGTGATGCCACGGGACTGACGGCCGAGTTTGGCAGCAGCAGCTTCAGAGGCCTCGATCTCGAACGCAGCAGCCTCACGGGCAGAGCGGTCGGTCGGGTTGGAAAGATAGTTGATGGCACGCAGGAAGGAGAAGCTGCGGCTCTCCTTCTCGCTGAGGCCAATGTCGGCGGCCTGCATGGTCACGGTCTCCTGGGGAATGTTGAGCTTGTCGAGGACAGCAGCACGAGCCTCGTCGATTGAACGACCAGACTCGACCATCTGCCGGCCAAGGTCCTCCATGCCGTGCTTGGTGCACAGGGAGGTGATGTCCGAGATGCGGGCGCGCTCAGCCTCAGCGGCTTCGGCACGCACCACGGCCAGATCGGGGGTGGTGTTTTCCATTGAAGGAATGGGATCGGGTGTTGGTGCTGCCGAAGCAGCATTGTCATCCTCAAGCGATCGGCCTATCCCGACGCCAGGGTCAGCTGGCACCGAGACAACGCTGATCTCGTAAGGAGACCAAGCAGTAGCAACAAAGTCGCCACTGCCACGCTCCTCCATTTTGTCGATGGAGTAGCCGAACGAGACGTTGCGTAAAACTCCGTCTCGCACGTCGCTCAGGATCTCCTGAGCGAATGGGTTGCGGCTAAACCGCACACGCGCATATCCTCGGCGCTTATTGCCGTCGATATACGCGCGCTCCACAACACCGATCACGCGATCAGGGTTGTGGTTGAACAACAGCGGAGCGCCATCGTTCAGGCGACTGAGATCAGCCGCCTTGCTTTCGTGGCTCAAAATCTCATTGCCGAAATACCGAGCCACCGGATACTCCGAGCTGAAGGGGAACTCGAAGGTCCGCTCCTCCACCTCATCAAAGCTGGTCAGCTCTGCACGCTGATATTTGCCCGTCAGGCTCCGCAGTGCCGCGATCTTGGTAAGCGTCGAAAACTTATGGCCGACCAGCGTCTCAGTCGCCTCCCAGCCTTCATCGCCTTCGCTATAAATCCGAATCAATGCAGCAGGATCCTCAGCGCTTGCATCGATGCTGAACTCGGTGTCGGGTACGCCCAGCGTGCCCTCACGCATCACATGCTCGATCCGGCCGCGGGCAGTGCCACCGCTCGAATCCCATTGCACGAAGTCGCCCTCGCTCAGTTCGCCCGGTGCAGCACGATCGACTTCACCATCGCCCGTGGCTTCCTCGAACATGATCGGATCGAAGTCATTCTCGGCCAACCACTCACGCGCCTCAGCCGGCGTGAACTGCGAGCTACGGAACCGGATGGCTTGAATCTCGCTCACGCCTTCCTTGATCCCGTAGATGAAATCAATGCCTGAGCCGCCCGCATCGTTCTCTCGACGTAACGAATCATATTGCTCGGGATCGGTCAGCCGAGCAGCATGTTCATTCGGATAGGGGCGCTCTGAGTCCACGGCGCTTCTTTCTTGTATTGCCTTGATTCTATCGGCCATCGGGATTCCTATTCCTGTAGGTCTTCCGTCAGATCTTCAGTCCCTTCCTCCTCGGGATAATCCTCCTCCTCCTCGATCACCGCTTCGGTCTCCTCGAACGGTGCCTCGGTGCCCATTGGCCTCGCAGCCTGCACCGCACCGCCTTCCGTCACCTCGCTCGGGTCGGTGTCCGTGATGATGTTGAACTCATCGAGCATCGCCAGCTCGCTCTGACGGGTGAGCATCACATCGTCGAGATCACCGCCCTGCTCGGCGATAACCTGCGTCAGAGTCTTGAAGCCACAGCGCACAGCGGTCTTGTACGCATCCACTTCCTTCTGCGGATCCACCCACTCCCAGCTACGGGGGATCCACTTGCTAGCGCGATAGCGGTCGGGGTTGGTTTCATACCCAGGCAGGTTAACCGCACCGCTCAGCACCGCCATCTCCAGCCATGCGTTGAACACCGGCTGGTGGAAGTTCTCAATCATGTACCGCTGCAGCACGCGGTACGCATCGCGCTCCTCGAGCAGGCTCAGTCGGCTGCTGCTGTAGTTGCTCTCTGAGAAGTTCTTGCTGATGCTCTCAAACGAAACGCCCAGGCCAGCCGCCACAGCACGCAGCATCGACCGGGTGAATGGCTCAAGCTGCCCGTCCGGTGCGTTCATGTCCGGCACCGTCACGCTCTGACCCGGATCGAGGTACTTGAAGACCCCAGGAGAAAACTCGCTCACGCGCTCGCCTTCATACATCTCGTCCGCCGTCAGCTCACCCTCAGGGCTGGTGATGAATCCCATCAGCGCGCTGCTAGCCCGTGCCCGCACCAGCTCGGCCTCCTCATAGCCCTGCAGCATGTGCAGCCGCATCAGTGCCGACGCGAACCACGTCACGCCCCTGGTCTGCCCAGGTCGCTCCGGGATGAACAGATGGATCACCTCATCAGCAGGCACGCGAATCCGGCGGCCAGTGGTGCGCACGTTGCCGGCGTAGGTATCGCCCGGATGGTTCGCATAGAAGTGATACGCCTGCGGCCGCAGGTACTGATCCACCTCGATGCCCATCCGCACCGTGTTGCCATCCTTGGCCTGCGGCACGTCGTCATCGATCAGGTAGTCCGCCTCCAGCAACTGCAGCGCAAACGGCACACGGCTATCGCCGAACGGCCGGCGGATCATCCTGATGAAGATCTCGCCGCTCTCCGCCAAGCTGCGCACCGCCAGCCGCTCAATATCGTGGAAGCCGAGCAGGCCGCTCACGTCGCAGCGATATTTATTCATCCACTTCTCGAACGCCTCGTGGATCTGGGCGTTCATCGCCTCATCCAACTTGCCGCCGCGCAGCATCCGCACCTGGCTCTGATGCCGGATGCCGTGGCCGATCACGTTGTTCTGGATAGCGCGCAGCGCCTGCTTCGCATAGTCCGAATCACGGCACAACTGCCGTGCCCGGTTGCGCAATGCCTTGAAGCTCGACTTGATCTCGCTATCGGCGCTGGTGCCGCTCGTCACCCAGTCCGCCGTCAGCCGGCTGACGCGCGCGCCCTGATACGCACGTTGCCGCGGCCGGATTGGCGCGAATCCCATTGCCTTAAACAGCCGAGTGCGCAGACCCATCAGAACCTCACGAACAGATTGAACGGATTGCCCAGACCATTGGCGATCAGCTGAGCCTTCTGCTCACGATTCACGTCAGCCTTCAACTTAGTTTCTAAAGCCAGCAAATCCGTCAGGTCGTATTTCTTCAGGCTCCTGTTGCCGATCGTGTATTCCTTCGCCACACCACCAGCGACGATCGCGCGGATCGCGGCCTGCACCGCATCGAGATCCTTCTGTGCCTGCGACCGTCCATCCAGCGCTGCCGGTGTGCCCGAGTAGCTCAGCGCCGCCAGCACCGTCGACTGGCCGCTGCCCAGCGTGATCGTGCTGCCCGTCTTGGTCGCAACGGCTTGCCAGTACCAAGTGCCGGCATCGAAGTTCACGCTCGTGGCCGCAGCAATGCTGAACTGCCAACCGGTCCCATACGCAGTGCCCACCACCGTCGCGCCTTCGCTAGCAGCGTTGAAACGCAGGTAGTAGGTCAGCGTGTAATCCGAACTGCTGACCTCATTGCCCAGATTGTCCACACCAGCAACATCCCGCCACTGGATCGTGTCGCCTGCTCTGATCTCGCTCGGGATGTTCACGGCCTACCAGTTGCTGACGAAGCCACCAGCAGCCACGGGTGCCGGCGACTGCTTCCTTGATCTTAGCGGTGCCTTCTTACCTTCTTCCATCTGCTGCCGCAACTGCTCCCACATCGTCGCCTGGTTCATCCGCCGGCTGTAAATCAACAGCGCCGCATAGCCATACACCGCACAATCCAACGCTTCATTTCGATCACCCGACTTCTTCACCCACTCCCTGATCGGAAATCCTCGGTGATACCGCAGCGCCTGCCGTTCGCTGGTCAACTGCCGGAAGTATTCCTCATCAGCAGCCATGCCGAAGTTCAAGCTGCCGCCCGCTTCGTTATGTCGCAATCTGCCGAACAGCGTGGTCTTGATCGTGTCCGTCCCGAGCTGGTACAGCGTCACGCCCTTCTTCAGCACCTTGCCGCGCCAGTTCACGTCCACCTTGTTGCCCTTGCCCACCGCTGGACTGTTGCGCCGGCTGCTGCCCTTGATCGCCACCACGCTCTGCCGCACACGCTCACGCACATAGTTGTAGACCTCATGCGTGCAGTGGCCGCCAGAGTCGATCGCCATCTGCGCGATCTTCAACTCCTTCCCGCAAGCTGTCGACCAGCCGGTGGCCAGCACATGATCCAACTGCTTCCAGACCTCGAGCTGGGTCGGGTCGCCCATCAGCTCCTGATGCCACACCAGCCAGCCGGTCTCGCCCTCGCCCCATCCCCACACACTCACCGCCAGTCGGTTGTCCTGCACGTCTACCCCGGCCGTCAGCAGCACCACCCCATCGGGGCATGTGCCCGGCTCATACGCCAGCCGCTTGGTCATCAGGCCTTCAGCGTTCACCGCCGCCGCATAGTCCTCCTCCCATGTCTCCGCCAACCGGGTGTTGACGAACGCCTTCAACGCTGGACCGTCGCCCTTCGCACGCAGGAAGTCATCAACCAACTGCTCCCAGCTGCACCATCCCAGCGGGCTATACAACCCCGACAGATGGAAGCCAGCCGTCTTGCCATCGCTTGGTGCCGTCGCGCGCCACTCACCAGCGCCAAGCATCCGTGGCTTATGCACCTCCTCGAATCGCTCGCCGCATTTGTCGCACTCATACCTCGCCGTCTCCGGTCGCCGCTCCTCCCACTTCAACCTTGACCACTGCAGCCATTGCATCTCACCGCAACACGGGCATGGCACATAGAACCGCCGCTGGTCGCTGCGCTCATATTCCGCCTCGATCCGGCTGAAGTCCTTCACCGTCGGCGTGCTCGTCAGCAGGATCTTCCGCCGCGCGAACGTCGTCGTCCGCCGCTCTGCCAGAGCCACCGGATCGCCCTCGCCATCCACGTCGCTCGGGAACGCATCGATCTCATCGGCGAACAAATACCGGCACGGCGCTGAGCGCAATCCCGTCGCGCTGTTGGCGCCGGTCAACAGCAGGATCCCGCCGAGGTACTCCTTGGCGAACATCGTGTTCCCCGAGTCCCGACTCCTGGCCGGTGCAATCTTCTGCGCCAGGCAAGGCGTTTCATTGATCAAGCTCTCCAGCCGCTGCTTGCTCAAGCGTTTCGCCATCTCCACCGTCGGCTGCACGCACAACATCGGACCGGGCGCATGATCGATCACATAGCCCAGCCAGTTGCTGCCGGCCTCCGTCTTGCCCGTCTGCGCCGCGAACATCATCACCACCCGCTGCACCGGGCTGCTGCTGCTCAAGCAGTCCATCGGCTCCCGCAGGTAAGGAGTCCTTGCCGTCCGCCACGGTCCAGGCTCCGCCGATGCCTTGCTGCTCAGCCGCCGATAGCGGTCCGACCACTGGCTAACCGTCAGTGGCTCTTCAGGCCGTAGCCCCTCCATAAAGCCAGCGCGCCATGGATTAACCATCAGCCAACTCCACCAGCGCCGCACGGTGCTCCTCTGTCAGCACCTGATGGATCGCCGCTGGATCTGTCTCGCCAGCAAGCTGGTGCGAAAGCCGATCAGCCAAATTCGCCAGCGCCTCACGCACACTTCGCCCCATCGCGAACGCCTCCTTCTTCACATCCACAGCAGGCACCAGCTCGCGCCGCTTCAGATCCACCTCCAACTTCGCTAGCTCCGCCTGGTAGTGCTCACGCCGCGCACGGCTTTCATTCAGCTCCGGGATCTCATCGTCAGGCAATGCCTGCAGCCGTTGCCGTAGCTCGCGCGGATTAGCTGGTCGCGGCTCCACCGAGTCTGGCTCATCCACCTTCGCGTTGTTGTTCTTCAGCGTATTCTTTCGCCACAGCTCCAGCGCCAAGTCACGATCGAGCCAGCGCTTGCCATCCTGCTCAACAACAGCATCAGCAATCCGGCTCTTGCTTGCATGAGTCACCGCCGCCTTCGTGCAGCCTTTGATCAGTGCAAACTCCGCAAACGTGACTAGCACGCAGTTAACTGCCCTTAGCTTCTGTTAACTGATAGTAAAGCCCTCTAAACTCCCTCTAGGGGGTCTCACTGTAAGAATTAGTGAAATCCCTTGCGGCGCAGGGCTTTAGAGCGTTTCAGCGCTGGCGCTAGCCAAAGCGTGCGCGAT